TTTTAAATCGGGTGTGATTTCTTCATCAAATTCTTCTACTAAAAATATTTTCATATCTATAAATATTATGTAAAATAAAAACCCCCACTTTCGTGAGGGTTTTCAATTATTTTATCGTTGATTAGATATTTTCAAACGATGCTCCTGTTGGAGTGATTAAGAACTCAATGTCAATGAATTCAAGAGCTTTAGTTGGTTTGATGTAAATCTTACCTACCATTTGGTTAGCATCTAAGTCTTCAGGTGTGTTTTGAACAGTAACTCTGAAGTCATATAAACCTCTGTCTCTACGAATCGCATCTAAGATTGGGTTAACAGAATCTAAGAATTGTTGTCTTACCAAATTGTCGTTTTGTTCGAACAATAATCTTACGGCTACTGCTGAAATCAACTTACGAGCTTGTAATAACAATCTTCTTACGTTAATTCTGTCAAGAGCGGACTCTCTAATTTGAAGAGTTTTGTTACCCCAAATAACAGTTCCAACGTCGTTGAAAGTTGCAATTGGGTTAATTCTCCCTTTGTAAAGAGTGTCTCTATCTTCTTGTGTTAATCTCTTACGAGCTCTAACCGCATTTACCACACCTCTTGTATAACCAGCAGTTGCGAACCAAGGGAACGCGATGTTATCTGTTAACGCGAAGTTTCTTGTAGCTTCAGCCGTTGCTGGAATATAGATTTGAGTGTTATTTACCGTGTCACGAGTAAGAACCCATGGATAGTAAGTTGCAGTGTAGTTAGAATCAATATTAGTGTTCTCCAAGTTATCAACCGCTTCTTGTGGGTAAATTAAGTTATCCATTGAAGTTGATGGTTGTAATAAACTAAAATCAGGAGTAGTACAGATGTAGATTGAATCCGCTCTGTCGTTCTCAACAATATCAATTACTTGTTCAACTAAGTCACTATTGTTAACATAATCAATACCAGGTGTTACTAACACGTTGATATTTGTTACCTCAGGATTTGCAAATTGTTGAGCTCCTAATAGGTATGCGTAATAGTCAGTGTTTGCATAATCAACCGTGTTATCACCAACTGTGATTTGTTTAAACGAACCCCATCCTGTAGCATCTACATATGGCACACAACCAGCTAATGCTCCTTGTTTGTAACCAGTATTACCTAATCTAAAACGGTCAGCATTTGTTCTGTATTCACGATAGATATCCCATCCGTCAAAACCACCCTGTACCAAGAAAGTAAACTTACGAGAATACAAGAAGTAATATGGACTAGTTTGTGAAGTAGGTTCAGAACTAAATGACCCCGCTCCAACATAAAATGCTGTTTCTCCACTATTTGAGTAAACATTTGCAATTGTTACCGAAGTTGCTCCACTATCCATGTGGAAACCTTTAGTTTGTAATCCCCAACTTACACTACTTGCTTCAGTACAAGTTGTTGTTATTGGATTTGGCATTCCTTTGTATTGGAAGAAATCAGGGTCATAACCTGGTGAGTCTGACGAGAATGCCACTGCCGAAGAAATACCTAAGTAAGTTCTTCTTATGTTATCACCCGAACTTTGTACAGCGTTATCCACACCCGCAGTAGTTCCAAATGGTGGGTTATAAATAACTTCACCTGGGTAATCATACTTTGTCTTATAAATTTGGAATGGTGATTTAGCACCCGTGTATCTACGAGTTTCAAAACCTTCAAAACCACAAGGGAGTGCGTCAATCGGAGCTTCCGTGTTAACTTCAACCATGATGAATTTTGACCTAATTGCAAATTCTCCATCTGAACTACCAACTTTTTTAGCCACGTAGTTATTTTCACCAGGATTCATACTACAATTAGTGAATTTTTCCAAAACAACAGGATTAGAGTCTGTGTCGAAGAAATCTCTAACAATTAAATCAAACGTTCCATTATTAAATGAAATGTTTGCAATTGAGACTTTAATTTCAGCATTAGCATCATTTCCGTCAGAAATTGTAATTGCTCTGAATAATCTGTAAACTAAATTACCACGTAATTCTGAAACAACCCATGGTGATTGAGGTGTTTGATATCTTTCTAAATAATACGCTATTGAGTCGACACTATTATTTCTAGCTTCAGGTAACGCTGTTAAAGAACAATTTAAACCTCTAATAAATCCTTTATTATATCCGTAAGATAACAATGTAGAGTATCTTTCTTCAACAAACAAAGGAACTTCAGTTTGGTCTTTAGCAAAGTTTTCAACTCCAAATACTTTAGTTATAAAGTTAGCGTTTGAAGGTGTAAACGAAGTTTCAAAACTAAATGATGTTGAATCGTAACTTAAACCTGAAACTACAAATGTTGCGAATGGATTTTGAGTTACCGCTGAGTAACTCCCAGTACAAATCATTTGAACATCAGAAGTTCCTGTTACTTGATATTCAGGACCGTGTTGATTTGCAGAATAATTAGTAACCCCTCTTGAACGAAGAGTAGCAATTACCAAATCATTATAACCTGAATAAGTTAAACCTGAAAATCCATAATAAAACCCTGAAACAGTTCCTGTAAAACTTCCAGCGGTTCCAAATGCGGTTCCTGATAAAGAACTAACGTTAGTATAAAAAGAATTTCCGTAATACGCTTCACCTGTAGCTGGTGGCACGAAGTTAGCATAAAACCAAGCATCATTTGTGCCTGAACAATAATCGATTGTTGAAGCGCTTATACTATCAACATCAAATACATTTGTTGACGCAGTTAAACCTGCAACAACATTCGCATTAACTTGAGTTCCTGAAACAGGACCAAAATAATATGCAGATGTTGCGGATAATGAATTAGTTGATAATATACTTGATATCTGACTTCTTAAATCTGACAATATTGATGAATTAGTACCATCAAATGCTGTATAGTTATTTGAGTAATAAGTATTACCTGAAATTACTGAAGGTACCGCTGAAGTAAACTGTATTGAAGTTGTTGACGCAGTTGAACCTGTAAAGTTAAAACTAAATGAAGTTCCTCCAGTTAGCCCTATTGTATTACAATCAACATTCGCAACTGTAGTAATAGACCAAGAAGGACCTGCGTCATAACCTGATAAACCTAAAACTCTTGTTACAAAAAGTTGATTTGATTGTTGTAAATATGATTTAGCAATGTATGCTGCTTCATATTTTGGGATTTGTGTGTTCACAAATTTTTCAGGAAGTGTACCACCGAAGTAAGTTTCAAATTCTCCGTAGCTTGAAATGAATATAGGTTCAAACGCAGGACCTTTTAAGGTTTCCCCAACTATACCTAAAGTAGTAACTCCGACACTTTGTGAAACAAATGATAGGTCTCTTTCTGATGTATATACACCCGGCGAGACGAAAACTTTGTTTGATGTTGCCATGTTTATTTTAAATGTTTTTAAAAATTTATTTATTGATAAATATTGTCATTCTAATCAAAAACTAATGGGTTTACTAACTATTTATAAATCAGTAGGAATAAATTCTACCTTTTTTCTACCTTGGAAATTAAGAATATAAAAATATCCCCTGACAGTCATAGAATCCTAAAGGACTACTGCATGAAACATGGTTTAAAGATTCATAAGTTCTTAGAAAAACTAATTAAGGATAATTGTGAAGAAAAAAAAGATATCTACGGGGAACGTTAGATTAGTGTTGAAACTAAATTGAATGAAGATGGTTGTGAGTTATTTGTCTTAACAATATTAATAGTTAAAATATCATTAGTATTAATTTGTATCACACCAGCAGGTAATGTTGTTATATTATTTCCATAATATAAACCATTAATTAAAAATTCATACGTGTTTATATTAACATCACCATTAATATCAATATTTGCCGAATAATTAAATGTTTGAGTATAAGAAGTTATACCCACAGGGAAATTGGCGTTAAAAACATATTGGTCGGGATTTGGTGGGTATTGTTTTCTTTTTACTTTTTTCTTTCTGTTGTCTAACTCAACTAACATTAAACTTCTACTGATTGCCGGTTTAACTTCATATTCTTCTTCATCACTTAAAAATCCTTGTAAAGTAAAACCATAAGATTGTATATAGTATCGTCTTTTTTCCACATCCATAACCGACTCATCTGAAATATCATCTAAAGTAATTGGAATGTAATGTCCTTTAATTTGAGTGTAAGCTTGACGAGACGCAAATTTTTCGATAACAATTTGATTGAATTTATTTAATTCTCTCATTCTGTTACAGATAATTTTAACTGAAAATTTTATATCAACAGGAACTGGTTGTGGTATTGTATAGATGTCCATACCCTTTCTTTGTCCGTCCCATGTCGGGACTGCAGCGTAATAATATTGTTTTCTATTTGGTATGTTATATCGTAATGATGGTAATGTCCCATATTTTACTTCAGGTGTTCTTACTGTTGTAATAATTGGCGGTTGAACATTTTTATCAATGTTATTAAAATCCCAAGTTTGTGTAAATTGAGCCCAATTCTGAGTTGTCATTAATATATCAACAACTCTGACAACTTTTCCCCCGACAACCGTTTTTAAATCGTTTTTAACAAAATCTAAAAAACCTCTATCCAAATCTTCATGTAAAATAGATTTTGGCAAGTAAGTTCCATCCTTATTGATATCTTCAAGAAGTTCTACTCTTCTTTCATAACCAATAGGTGGGTATGTAAGAGGCAAAGTTTTTTTAATTTTTGGTAAAGCCATTATTTTTCTTCATTATCATTACCACATTTATGACAAATATATGGGTCATTTCCTCCGTCAGATAAGTCCCAAGACCAACCACAATCACAAATTACCCGACCATTTTGTATTGATTCAACAATCATTCTTAATTGTTTTTCAGAAATAATAATTTTCATTTTATAATCCTCTAAATTCGTTTTCCATTACAGGAGATGCGTTTATTGTTCTATAAAATGGTTTGTATCCTGCATATGTGTGTTTGTTATCTGAAACAACACGACCATCATTATTAACCACATAATATCTCACTTGAGTTTCAGTTTCATAATATCCAATATAGTCACCAAGTTCGATATCAATTTCTAATTCATCTAAATGTTTTTGATAAACTGAAATTCTTGCATTACCTGGTTCCATTTGATTAATCTTACTTGACCCAAGAAATTTATTTTCAGGTGCAACAATTTGTAAAAAGGCTTTAAACTCAACAGGTGGTAAAAATTTAATACCATCAACGGAAGCCTCACCATACACATCATCAACATTTGTCTTCTGTTTGTCAACACGATATAGTACAAGAGTGAAGTTCATATCACCTTCTAACCATTCTCTCCCCATACTGATATCTAAGCTATAATCTTCCGCTCCGAAAAATTTACCTAATCTTGTTATTGGAACTATTCTATTTGACATATTGATAAATATTTCTTTTTTGATTATT